CAAATCTAAGAAGAGAGTTTATAAACGGTAGATCTTTTACTTTATCAACTAACCATTTACTCATACCAACGACCCATTTACCTACATCAACTATACCTCCTTTAATTGTTTCTTTAGATTTACCTTCTGTTAGGTAATCTAAAAGATCCATAACGTACTGAGTGCCAGGTATAGCCCGTACTAAATTGTAGGCAGCATCAAGCCAATCGCCTTTTTTTATTGATTCTCCTACATCTAATAACGGCCCAATTACCGGTAACCATCTTACGCCTTCATAAAGCAATGGTCCTAAATATTTTGCCCAGTCCAATAATATGCCTGTTTTTTTGGCTGAAGCTTCTGCTGATGAACCGCCCGCTTTAGCATCAAGAACTGCTTGTAAAATATCAACACCGAGACTTAAAGTAGTACCAAGACCTGGTAAAACAAAATCTAATAAGCTTACAGTGCCAGATACTAAATCAATAATACCACCAACAGTATCGCCGTTCATAAAACGCTGTACTGCAAAACCAAAACTTATAAGTGTGCCTATTATAGGTATATGCTTTAAAGCTGCTTTACCTACTGTTTTAAAAGCCTTTTTAGCTAGTAAGGCTAAGCCACCTTTAATTCCTACTTTACCTATCATCTCGAGCGTACCCTTCATCGAGCCTTGTGTTGCAAATGCACCCACTAATGCAGCGAGGCCTCCTAATATAAGACCTGCGCCACCTAGGATAGGCAGTAATGCTTTAGGTAGCATACCTAAAAGACCTCCTTCTTTAAACTTATCTAATAGACCTTCTTTAAGCTTATCTAATAGGCCACCTCCATCTTTATCGTCACTTTTTTCATCCTTTTTATTATCATCTCTATCAAGCGGGCCTTTTTTAGTTTTAAAGACACCTTTTAATATAATGGGCATTTTATCCGCGAAATCTTTATATCCCTCACTTGTAAAACCACCTATTAAAACAGTTTTAGGTGCTTCATAATCAGCTATTAAATTTTCTTCAGTAGGTTTTTGTTTAATTAAACCAGAAAAACGTTGTAAAATATTTTGTAAAAAGTTTGAATTTTCAGGAGCTGGTATAGACGTGCTACTTCCTTGTTCAGGTGTTGGTGCAGCAGCGCTTTTTTTAATTTTTGTAGGTATTGCTGTTTTAACAATATCTGTTAAAGCTCCGGAGACGGTTTCCTTTAAACGTTTACTTTGTTCTGCTGCATTAAACGTTTTTGTGTATTTTTTGACTTGCTTGATTATATCATTATAGAACCCTTTATTTATATTAAAGGGTGCAAGAACCGCCTGCGCAGCGGCTTTAATTAGGTCTTCTCTCGATTCTACTGTTTGAGCTTTTGTGGCCATCTTCTCTTATTATTTAAGAGAAGGTTTTTATTACATGTTAAAAAAAGTGGCATCTAACGGTATATCTTTAGTGATCTGAACTGTGTTTTGTGTTGCAGACTGTGCAGATACATTAATAGATAATAGCTCTTTAACGGTATTGCGGTATCTCTCAATATATTTTATAACTTTATTAATAAGGTTAGTAGGTAGACTTTCAACGATATTAATTCGATTTTTAAACGTCTGTGTATTAAAATCAATAATTGTTTCATTAACTGAAATACTACTAATATATTTTGTTATTTCATTTATAAATGTTTCCCCAATTATATTACGGAGCTCTTCTGGTGTATTAATATCGACTTTAATATTTTTATGAAGTTCTTTTTCTAGCTTATTTTCAGTAGAAAGTGTTGGTAGATCACAAACTACAATACAGTTATTATAATCAAACTGTTCTTTTTCAAAAATAATTTTTTTATTTAAAAAATTATTATAATGATCTTTAATAGAAATTGTTTTTGTTTTTTCTGTTAAATCAAAATCTTTAATTTCGTCATTGGTAAATGAAAGCGTATAATCTGATGAAACAGATTCTAAACGAGTCTTAAAAAAGATTAAAAGTTTATCATAGATTGTTAAGTTATCTATAGACACTGTTGTATCAAGGCAATTTTCTTTAATAATTTGATTAAACGTTAAAGTAAACTCAGTATTATATACTGGTGAATCAATAACAGTCTTTAAAATTTGTTTAAGTTGTTCAGTAGTAAGCTGTTTAAATTTAATATCTTTTTGAAGGGAAGGAATATAAACATCAAAACCGGTACTAACATCTAGATTTTGAATTAGCGACATAATATTTTTTATTTCATTATTTTGACTCATGAAAGTATTTATCTATTATTTTTTGTTTAATCAACACTACGGAGTAAACTCCGACCGGGATGTTATTGGAGGAAGATCTGGAGATTCATACGGGTTTAAATCATCTGCAATATCTGACTGTATAGGTGTTTCTTGAGATTGCTTGTTTTGTTGACTGTTTAATTGCTCTAATCTTTTAGTGAACAAAATATATTCCCCAGGTGTGCAATTTTCTATATATTCAGGTGACATGTTGCCTACTTTAGCTAGTGCTAAAATATTATCATAAAGAGATAGCAATTGATTTCCAAATACAAGTTTTAAAATGCTTATTAAATTTTTAATATTAAAGTTAAAATAAAGATGTTTATCTTCAAGACCAAATGTGTTTTGAAGTAGGTTCACCTTATTAAATTGCTCTACTATTGAATAAGCTTTTTTAATAATAACAGATGTAATTTTTGCGGGTAGTTGATTAAGGATTGTTGTATAATCACTCTTGTTAATTTTTTTAAAATCTATAATTGTGTCTTTTACTTGTATAGTATCGACTAATCCAGGGTAAAAACTATCAAATGTTGTAGAGTTATTAATTTTTAAAATATCTTTTATGCAAGGATATCTATAGGTTATTGCTATATCCTTAAACTCTTCTTTAAAAAAAACATTGTTTGTAGTTATTATTTCTTTTAAAATGTCAATAAACTTGTGAATGTTTATTTCAACACTTGTGTTAACCTTGTCAGGAAGATCAGTTATTATGGTATTACCTATACTTGTACACCTTATCTCGAGTAATAAAATAAAATATGTTATAAAATCTAATTGATTAAGCTCATCTTCAGAGTAACTTGTTAAATCTTTTAAAATGTTATTAAAATTGACAAAAACTAGCTCAGCATCTGGTTCATCTCCTAATAAAGTTTTGTATATAATTTTAAGATGATTAACTTTTAATTCTTTATAAAAAATATTTTGATTGTTAATATTAGTACTATTAACAAAACTTAAGTTCATTATAACATTTAATAAAATAGTTTACAATAAACAACGGTTAATATCGTAACTATAGGTCTAACGAGGTCTGGGTTGTTGAGTCTGTGTTGTCAGGGTGGTCGGGGATGTTGTATTTACCTGATAGGTTTTTGTGCTATAATAAATAGGGTTATTAGTTGTATTATTTGTTATTGAGGGATTATTTGCAACCGTCTCACTATTGTAATAGTGATAAGTGAAAGTTGCCTCTCTATTTACATGATTTGTACTTTGACTGTAGTTATATTCTTCCCCTGTTACACTAATAGGGCAAGCACCAAAAAAAGTAAATTTTTGAATAACATGCGGGGGCTCAGAGGGAATAGATACACCTAATTTATAAACTGATATATTACATCTATAATTACTTTCTCCAGATCTTGCTATCATACCAAGATGAGAAGTAGCAATAACCCATGGTCTAATAACATTATCAACAAAGCTGACATTAGTTTCTAAAAAAGAAATATCTAAACTTTGAAACGTATCTCTTCCACCGCCGAGAAAAGATCTAATATAACCAGACTGCTGTAAACCTTCAGGGTTTATGGTATAGCTTTCCCCTGGTATTTGTACTCCTTGAGCAAAAAGACATCCTTTTGTTTGTTGATAATCTTTAATAAGAGTAGCATCTAAAGCGCTATCTATTTGAAATTCTCTTGGTTCAAATTTAATACCTTTTTTAATAGCTTTAACAGGTAATATATCTGAATAATCAGGTGTTGTTTGACTAGGGGAAAATGCACCTTCAAACATTAATACCCATTGAGCACCTTTAGGTAAGGAGCTTGCAGGCCTACCTAAAAAGTTTTGTAAAAAAAAGGGTACTTGACCACCAAATTCAGGGCTTGACATATAGCAATATTACTTATTGCTAAAAATAGTTAAACTGTTTAAAGGCTTGTTACTCTCCAATACTGATATGCTAAAGTAGCGGGGACGTTGACAATGGATCCATTATCTCCGAGATTATAACTTAAATCCCCGACAGAAACTACATAAGCCCCGTAAAGAGTATATTGACGATTAGTAGTACCACTTTTACCAAGTAAGTTTAAAGTAATAACAGAAGAATTTCTAGCTATATTATAATCACCTGTGGAAGTATTGTCATCAAATGTATTAAATGTAGCGTTTTCTAAAACAGCACGTATATTATAACTTTGATCACAGCGGAATGTAACAGCGTAGGCTTCTGAACTTGGATAATTAGCAGTACCGGGTACATTGAAGTTTAACCCCATAAAAGGCACTTGAACGTTGTTAATAGCGCGGCCTGGTAAATTAGCTGTTTCAAGATAAACAAGCTCTTCTTCACCAAAGTTTGTATTCGCTAACTGTATAACTCTAAATTGAAATTGTCTAGCAAAATCGTTTTTTTGTACTGTTCTATAAAAATCTGTAATGTTTTGTGCCATATATTATATATTTATTAGATTAATTCTTGGAAGTCTTGACCTGTGCGTGTTGCAATAAAGTTTACCAAAATAAACTCTGCTGCTTTAACAGGTTTAATGTAAATATCTACATTAAGTTCATTACGATCAATTACATCAGGTGTATTATTTCGTTCGTCACAAACAATTAAATAGTCGTAAAGGCCTTCAGTATTTTTAGCTAACTCAAATGCAGGCACAATAGTATTTTTAAGTCTTGTACGAGTAAATTCTGTATTTGGTTCAAATACAAAGTATTTTAAAGCTCTTTGAGTAGCTCTTTCAAGAGTTAAAAACAAACGTCTTACATTAATTCTATCAAAAGCTGTTGGCTTATTTTGTAATGTTTTTTGCCCGAATATTACAAAACCGTCTCCTGAAAACGATACTACGGGATTTAAGGCTAATACGTATAAGAAATCCCTTTGCTTTTGATTGGGGTTAAAGCCGATGTCTATAATATTATTTATAACACCACGATTTAAACCTGCAGGAGCTATCCACGGTTGTGCATTTGTGTCTGTACGAGCCATTACTGCTGCAGCATACCCTGAGGTAGGTAACCATATAAACGAATCTGTATACGCGTCGTATTGTTTTACCCAGTTGGCATATGTTGTAGAATAATTAGAATTTATAGTATCAAATAAATTTTTTAGTGGGGTGTATATACTTTGTGTGAATGTATGAGATTTAATAGAAAGTGTTTTTGTGTCGGCACCGTTTAC